TAAAAGGAACTCTGTCAAAGCCGTTTGTATCAAAAGGAACTTGTGTGTCTTGTGTAAAAATTGCAGGGACACTAAGTTCATTCACAGGAACAAGATTTATACTATCTCCTACACCTTCTACATAATAAAAACCTTCTGAATAGTTTGCTGGTGTAACGTTTCCTATAAAATATATTTTCATTCCATTGCTGAAATTCCAACCGTCGCTGGTTGTATAAGTTTTTTTACCAATTATTTCTTTTTCAATATCAATTTCGGTGTTTTCTTCTATATCATATACACGTAGACGGCAGCTAGTATCAATATTTGTTTGACTTACAAAATAAAGTTCGTTTGGTGCATTATCAGGAACAGTAAATTCTATTATTCCATTTTCTATATAACCGTCAAAAACAAAGTCATTTATATCGTTAGTGTCGCCTTCTATACTAACAGGAGATAGTTTAACACCATCATTGTATATGAAAGATACATTGGTATCGTCTTGCTGAATAGAATTTGCTGTGCGTTCTGAGAAAGAATACAATTTGATTGTATAATCAAAATCCAGTGCATCTAATACAAGCTGACCTGCATCATAAAGAGCTTTCTCAATAATATCTCTGTCATTTTTTGTATAAGAAGCCAATGCATCTTCTACAATATCTTGATATATTGTATTTTTAATTGCTAATGTGCTATTTGTAAAGTTAGCATCTGCGACATAAGCCGCTCTATCATATCGTGTTCCATCTACTATTATTGTATCGTTGCCTTCTGTAGTAGATAGTTGTGTTTTTTCAATTGCTAGGAAATCTAAACTTCCTACATATGGTTCTACTAATAAATTCCATCTATCTTTGAATAAATCCAAACTTGTATCAACTAATGTTTCAACAAAATCATTGTTATCAAAATCTTCATATACTAGACTGTTTTTTGCACTTAGAACATCATTGTCAGTAAGTAATATATTTTGCCAATCTATACCTTCAACCCAAGCTGTTAGTGTTTGATCAAATATTTTTGTTATTATGTTATTAGTTGCACTTACATTAACAATTTTGTCTGTAGTTCCTAATATAGGAATAAACTTTCTATCAGACGAAATAGTAATAGGGTGTCCGTCTGTGTTTACTTCAAATATATATTTTTGACCACGGAACAATTTAATTTCAGGATTACGAGTTTTACCATCTGGTGTAAACAGCAAAGCAGTATTATCATCGTCTGTAACTGTTGTAATTTGATATGTGCTTACAATATCTCTACTTTGTCCTTTTACAGGCACTTCCTGTGGACCATTGGGTAACCAGTAATATTCTCTAAAGTTTGTAAATTTATCAAAATTAATATGTGGGTTCCATGCATAGAATTCTTGCTCGTTCAATTTACTGTGATTATCAGTATTTCCTCTAAATGTTTTTATCAGACCTATATAATCCAAATAGTCCGCACTAAATTCTGTATTGCCTAAACTGTCTTCATATACAGCATATGGTTCAAACTGATAATTGTCTCTATCATCGGTAACTTCTGCAAGGTAAGTATCATTGATAGTTACTGCCTTAGCTTCCTTTTTACCTACAAATCCGTTTATTTTTTCTACTACGCCATCTGATACAAACTGGTCTAAACTGGCTTGTAAAAATTTCTTGTTAGCGTTAGTTCTAAAATACTGGGGTAAAAATTCTGCAGAAGATCTTTTGTAATTTTTACCATCTGGTAATGGAATCGTTTTATCGTCGTTAGCCATTAATAGTTTCCTGTGCTTGTTATAATAATGCTTTCGTTTGCAGTTTCACTCTGCACTCCAGTATTTAAACTAGGGTCACTTGTTACTACTTCGCCATTAGCTTGTAATCTGCTCGCTGTAATAGCGTCAATAATTTCCACATCATCAACAGTTGCGGCACTAACAAATATTTCATCATTTTCGCTTTTTATTTCAAACAAACTACCAAACACTTGATTTGCAGCAGTAGGAACAATTACCACACTTACAATATCTGGCGCTAATTGATTGGTTATATAAGCAGCTAGTTCTTGGAAATAAAATGTTTCTCCAAAATCCCAATTTTCTAATGCAAAATAAGTATTGATTGCATCAATTACTCTTGATTTTACATCGTTGTCGTTTACTACTCTTCCACTGTTTTTTACTATTTTAAAACTTGCTTGTAAATCCACGTCGGCTTTACTCCCAAACAAAGGTTTGTATTTTGTCGGATGGTAAATTACATCATCGCTAATACTTTTTATTTTGTTTATATCTTGTCCATATTGTAAGAATAAGCTATCACTACTAGGCGGCAAAGGCATTAATGTAGTTTTTCCTTGCAACCAATTTCTATAATTAGTATCATACGCTTGGGTCAAAAGATATACATCTATTATATTACTGCTACTAGGATCTATCCTAGCATTTTCGTCCGCAGCATGACTATATTCAAACTTCAAATCATCACGCCCAATATATGCATGATATTGATTAGTATAATTTAATTTATTTTGAGAAGAATTATAAACTAAAAATACATCTCGTAAAGGAATATAAAAAACTTTGCCGTCGGCCCATTGACTCAACGGATTAGCGTTGGTTTCAGAATCAATCACCGAAATATTTTCTTCAATAGCATCTACATATGAATAGGTTTCTGTTCTATTGATTACTGAACGTTTTTGGAAGATGTATTTTGTATTTGTATTAGTTGCTGGAGCAATCACATGGTCAAATACGTCAGGATCATCAACAACACCGTCGTCATCTGAATCAAAAAATGAAACTTCTATTTTTTTGCTGTTAATGTAACCTGCAACGTTTTTATATTCCTTGTCTATCTTCCATGTCCAATCCACAGTGAAAGGTGAAAGGCTATCAGGTTGTGTGTTTACACTTAAAAGTTTTATTGTGTCTTTTACTATACGCCCTGTTTTACTATCGTAAATGTCATCTGTGCTATCAAAGAAAAACTTAATTTCAGTATCACTTTCAAATACATATCGTGTTCCTCTGCTTTTTACACTATATTTTCTTCCGTCTGTTTCGAAGAGTAACAACCAGCTGCTATCTAAACTTTCGCCAGTTACATCTCCTTGCTTGCCTAAACTGAAATCATCGGTAACATTTAAGTTTTCATTAATAATAAGTCGCCATTGTCTTAAATTTGTGTCGTAACGCAACCCAAAAGTTCTATATGCAAAAACTTGATCAATAAATTGTCTTGTTACATCGGTTGACAATTCGTCATTAAATATTGGTATAATTTCTTCGATCTTACAATTGTCTGGAACTCTATCATTTAGCACAATTGGACCAAGCCCTGTATCTGGATCGATAACCGTTCCGTCTTCGTCAACACTAATAACTTTTACCCATATGTAATCTCTTGATCCTAGGTGATCTGCTGAGCCTGCCATAAGTGTGTTATCATCCATAAAATGAAAATTATCCGGAGCAGAGAATTTTATCAAACTACCAGGTTCGATGAATTTGAGAATGCTTGTGGTAAAACTAGATACTTGCACTTCAAAATCATTTGAGTCTTTAAACAATCCTGTGCTTCTATTTGTATCAAAAGATATAGAGTTCCATTTTATATTCAAATTAGCAATTTGTTCGTTACGAGGAAAATTATCATAATAATAATTTTTCAGCCTGTTGTCTCTTAACACAGGTTCTATTTGATTTTCGACCACTCCTTCGATATCTGTTTTTGTAACAAATTCAAATGATTGATCTTTATCTATCAATTCTTTATATAATATACCGTCATTGCCATACAACAATGTATTACTATATTTTCCACTTGCATCACGCAGATCGTAATACCTACTTATTCCGCTGCTAGTTCTGTTTACTGCTTTGGTTTTAATAATATCTTGTAGCACATTAAGTGCGCCAATATTGTAATCCTCGCCTGTGATTAATCTATTTTGTGTATAATAAGTGGCAGGAGCATTTTGTTTAATTGTGTCGTCAGATTCGCTTTCGGCTGCATTGTCTATGCTTTCTTTGAGTGATAGCACTAGATTCAAAGTTTCTGTTTTGTTTGCTTTGCTAGTATATGCAATACGTAAATTTATTCCAAATAAATCTCTAGGATTTATTGTGAATTCTCTGTTATCACTGGTTCTGTAATAAACACGAAAATTGCCTTTTGGAATTTCTCCAAATGTTCCGTCACTGAACACTAGGCTAACTCTATCATTGATTTTTGTAAGAACTGTATAGATACTTCTAATGCCTTTTTGTAGGCTATTATAAATTATATTATTGCCTTCTACATTGTCTACTTTTTCCCACAGCTCGTTTTCAAAACCGCTGCTGTCTAATTTATAAAGCCAAATATCGCTGTTGTTGATATTATCAGAATCAATGTTAATAGTTGTGTTAGGCACACTTGTTTCGACATTAAACGTTTCGTTTTCTAATTCGCCCTGTCTAAAATGAAAAAAGAATCCTGTATTGTTACTGCCTGGTCCTTTGCCATCATCTCTATATAAAAACGCAAGTTTGTTTGTTGGCAAAGGTGGTTCTTCATATATTTCCTGGTCGGTTATATTTGAACTAGTAATTTCAAAATTAGTTCCTACACTATTAATAGGTTTGTTAAAAGAATACACAGGAATATTTGTGCTGTTAGAATTAAGTCTATATTGTTCTGTTGAAATACCTTCAATCTTTTCAAGTTTCAAAGGTCTTCCAAATGGATTTGTAACTGGCAATGCTGCATTTATAATTTTGGTAAATTGCTCAAACCAATCACTATTAGTGCTGTCATTCCATTGTATACTTTGTCCTGCAAGATTTACTCCGTTACTGTCGACAATACGCTCAGTTGTAGTCACACTATCAACTTTTAACAAACCGTTAGCTGGTCTATTTCGTTTAACGTTGTAGCTTATAAGTCTGGCTAGACGCAATATGCTTTCTCTACGTTCAGCAGTTTCTAAATAATTTTCTCTAGCATTTAAATCTGCACGGAATGATAAATTTTGTCCAAGGAAAGCAATAAGATCGATAAGTGCAAGGTATTCACTGCTTTCAATGTAGTCGTTAAAATCTTCTGGATAGTTCTGTCTAATGTAGTTAATCATTGTTCTACGTAGATTGTCAAAGTCATAGCTTTGAAAATCTGCATACTTGAAACTTTGATATATTCTTTTCCAATCTTCTGCTAGAAGAAGTCGATTTTGACGCTCTGTGCTACCCATAGGTTTATCCTTGCTTTATATGATATTTATCTGAATTAATAAAGTGCGCTGTTTAAACGAGGCCGGCTCTTTGATCGAATTGTAATGACAATGTTTCGCTAATATTGTATGGCAAATATGTAAGTTCGCATGTTATTTGTATACCGGTTTCATAAGCATCTATCAACACAGAGTCGGCGCTAACTCGTGGATCATAATTTACAATTCTTTCTACATCTTTTATTATTGCATCTTTAAGGGCTTCAGTTAGAGGTTCAAACAATATATCCCAAATAATTGTGCCAAAAGTAGGATTTTCTAATTTTTCACCTTGACGTATGTGGAAATGATTGACTATATCTTGTTTTATCAAAGGTAAATCAAACAACGAAAAGGATCCTGCATTGCTTACTGTGCTGGTTCCTCTATAACGCTTAGATACAGGCGCTTTTTTTACACTGCCGTTGATTGTAGTTGTTTTGTATAAATCTCTATCACGTGTTGCCATAATTTATTCCCTTGGAGGAGGTGCTGATGCTGGACCTCTGTTAAAAGTATCTTTGGTAATTGTAACAGGTGCACCAGTTGGATCTAGTATTTTTGTGCGCTCAGGTTCTGTTTTTCCTTCTCGACCGCTGGAGTCTACTGGCTTGTATATCTTTGGCGTTCCCATTTACATCTCCTATACATATTTATTCCACAATAGTTGGCTTGTCTGGACCGTCAATTGGTGATCTGTCGCCTGGACCTTTTCTATGAGAAAAATGAACATCTTGGCTTTCAGCAACGGCTTCTGTCTTGTCTGGAGTTACTGCTGGCGGATTCCAATTCTCATGTCCTTTCCATGGCTCGTGTTGTGGAACACGCTGCGGAAATGCTGCCGATACAGCTACAGTTGCTTGAGTTGCTGCACTTGCTGCTGATGCTTCTGGTCCGTTCATGTGGATTTCTGTTGCTGTTTCTATATGATTGCCTGATGTCAATGCTTCAAAATTACCGCCGCTGGTAATTTTTGTTGTAGAACCAACCAATATCTCCATGTTGCCTCCAACTTGCAGTTTCATATCGCCTGATCCTGCAATCCCTTCCATACCACCAGTGCCGTATAAATTTAGATTTTCGCCTGCATACAATTCGACATTTTTTGCTGCACTAGCCTTGAATGTTTCTCCTACACGATTTTCCATGTTTTTGCCGACAGTATTATATTGATTTTCTACAGCATTAATATTGATACTTCTACCTGCTTCAATATTCACATCTCTATCAGCAACTATATTAAGATCTTGCTCACTGTGAATGCTAATACTGTCGTCTGCGTAAATATCTATTTTACCATTACTGGTCATCTCCAACCAAGCAGTGCCTCTGCTGTTATTAATGTAGATCAAATCCTCGCTAGTATGCATTAATATTTGTGCGCCTGTTCTGGTCTTAAGCCTAATCATTTCATTGTGAGGAACTGTGACATCGCCAGCAGGCGCATCTAAATATTCGTATGGCGTGTCTGCTGCTTTGCCTGCACGTAGCAGTTTGTCATCTCCGTCATCAATAAAAATACTGCTGCTTCCTAAGCGGCTTGTATGCATTTCTACTTTCTTTTCTTTTATCCCAACTTTGCCTTTAGGTTTACCGCCGCGCTTGTCTAGAGGCCCCGGACTGCTAAACCCAAACACTGCACTAGGCAAGTCACGTTGCGCACTGGTCGAACTTATACCTCTAATATCATCCTCTACAAGTCCTTGTTCAATCAATAGCTCTACATATTCGTCATGCACAGGCTTTTTATATTTTCTAATATTTTGACTAGTTGCTTCAGTAATATGTTTGTTGTATTCGCCTGTTGGCAATCTAGGGCCACCGCCGGGAATTATTCCTGATTTAACTTCTGTGCTGGCATCTGTGTTAGGAATATTAAATGTCATTCCGCGCTCTGGAACACAAGCAAACCAATATGCATGATCTCTTCTACCTTCTACAAAAGTAACCAATACCAACGTGCCAGGATCCGGCGGCACCATCCAAAAACCATAACTTTTTTGCGTATCATCCCACGTATCATTTTGTCCTGGTCCTCTTACAGAATTTGCCATACCATAAAATGGACTAGCATAGTATGCTTGAACAGTTTGTCCTAGGGTTTCGCCTACGTTGCCTGCTTCTGTCAATTTTAACAACTCTACACGCAACCCGCCTCTATATGTTGGATCTACATGTTCAATTACACGCCCTAGATATGGTCCTGGTTTGCCAAGATCTCTGCCATTGTCGACAGTGCGTTGTATTGTATTCTTACTGATGTTTTCAACTGCCATTTTTTATCCTTATGGGTTTACTGTATCCAAACGATAATTCGCTTGTGTTTCTTCTTGAGGAATAGCAGTTGTAACGCTGTTGTCCTCTCCGCCACCTGATATCTGTTGCTCGTCTTGCAATCTTCGTCTTATAAGTTTCAAAGTTTGCGAAAATTTATTTCCTTGCCAATTATTTGACAGCATTGTAACTTTATATAATCCACTATAAGCAGGAACAACACTAAAAGTGACATTTCCGTTTTCATTGTAATCAATAATTGTTTTGAATGTTAGCAATATATCAACTTCGCTAGTTTGATAATTTACTGTTCCGTCGCTAGTTTCATTCAAACTTGCTATTCCTGCTGTGTAATTGCCCATTCCACTGTCGGCTATAAAATAAGGATCTCCATGAATTGTTAAGTCTAAAATAACAAGATCTACACCGCCCTGTAAAACATTTGTATGGAATTCGGCTGCAACTCTTAATTTGTCATTGTCAATACCTAGGCCACCGCCGCCCATAACCGCAGTAGTGTTTAAATTTCGCATTATACCGCCGCCATTTTCGCTATTTTGTGGAGACGCTTCGCTTGGTCTAAATCTTTCTTGAATTTCTAAAGCTGTGCGCTCTACTGCTTGTGCGCCTGCATCATCTAGGTTGCCTTGACTATGGTCTGAGTTTACCATTGTAAAAAATCCTGAATTTATTTGGATTTCAAAATCAAGTATATCAGAATTTTCGCCAGTGTAAATGTAATTGTATTCTTTTACTGCTTGTCCTCGTAAACTGCCATATCCTTTACCTGCATCATTGGGCTTTGCTAAGATTGTATGATGAACTAGATATGGTATAATCCTAAAAATATACTCTTTTGCATCTTCATTGTATACACCTTCTTGCGCACTACTCATTAAAAATTTAACTTGTGTTTCAATCCTAAACCACGGCACCATTCCGTTACCGTCAGGTGCTCTGTCTTTCAGTTCTTTACCATAGTCACTAGCAATAACAACTTCTTCTATTATCCTACTGATTTTTGTAGATGCTGGAAATTCAAATCTCCTGTTTTCATTGTGAATAATAGCTTCTTCTTGTGCAATTACACCGTCTTGCAATACATCTTGTGTATCTTGCATCGGAGCATTGCCGCCTTCATTGAATCCACTGATTATAAAAGATGTAGGTATTTCATTTGGAATATCTTGCGGAAATTCAAATTTGTATTTGTTGCCTTCTTTGACTTTGTTTTCTTGTTTTAACTCTTCAAATCTTGCATTCAAAATAGTTGCTAAACTTTCTTCGCCTTTTTCAAGCACAGTTTCAACATCTTTTCCTGTGATAGAAATATCCGTCATTACCTGTTCAGTTTGATCTGCTAGAGCTTGCTCATTCCACGGAATGCATTCAACTTGGTAAACTGATCCACGGTGATCAACATTGAAGGTGATGTTTACTAATTTAACTGGAATGTATCTAGTATTTTGTCCACTGCCTATGAATCCGCCATTGTCATCCCAACCTACAAATTCTATCATAAACATAAATCCAGCATCTAGATAATTGGTATATCCTAGTTCTGTTGCTGCCAGTTTACAAGCCTGTAAAAATTCACCCATGCTGTATGGTTCAATAACTTCAAACGAAAGATTTGTAGCATTTGATGTTCTTGTTCCTTCTGTGGGAATAATAATACTGTCCATGCTAACATTATCAATGAAATATTCGGCATTTATTCCTGCTGCTGCTTCGTTCAAAGTGGTAACTTTGTTTTCTCCGGCAGTTCCGCCTGATTTTAGTATGACATTTGCAGGTGCTTGACGGGCGCCGCCGTTAATTTGTCCTTTGTCCAAGCAACCAAAGGTAAAAATATTATTGTAACTTGCATATACATTCAACGGATTAGGTTTTGGCATTATTGTCCTATCGCTTTTTTCAATTCGCTTTCATTAGGCAAGTAAATGCTTATACCTGCTTTAAAATCATAGATTGGATCTTTAATTGTATCCATATTTCGCTGTGCAAATACCCACCAATACTTTGCACTACCATAAATGTCATACGCTAGCAAATCTGGACGATGGGTATATTGACTTTCTATGGTATAAAGTGCATCATCGTCACTGCTTGGCACTTCTCTTGGTTCTAATACTCCTAATTCGCCGCTTTCAAGAAACTTTGTTTTGAAATAAGGACTGGACTTTGCATATTCTACCATTAAATGTATCCTTGACTAATTAATCCGCCGGATGCAAATGCATCTAAACTGAATCTGTTTACCTTGTCTCTGCTGTAGACTGGCTTCAATACTACAGAAATAACACTGTCAGTTGGCACCCATGTCCCGCCTGCTTTAATATAATCAACTCCGTTTGGCAAATCAGTAGTAAAATTTTCAACCAAACAAGGAATATTGTTTAATGTATATTGTCCATAGCCATTTAATTTAACAATAGGAGGTGGTGCGCCTTTGTTAGAACTATTTCCATAATACATTTTGGTTGCACTTCGTAACATGTGTGTTGCAGCAATCCAATATAATCCATCTTCTTGATGTTGCACTGGAAAATCACCAACTACAGTAATTTGTCCAAGACTACTGTTCTGATATGCCGGAAAAGCATAATTATTATGTATAGGTGCAACTTCATCGTAGTTAGCTTGATGTTGTATTGTAATTTGCGGTTGTATAGGAAAAGTAAGTGCTCCTTTAAGTGGAGCTAAAACTCCGCTGCCGCCGAAAGGATTGCTTATTTTTACACGCCAATCAGTTGTTCCTCCGCCTTCATCTGCAAATTTTACAGGAGCAGCCGCAGAAATAGGTTGTCTCAATGTAGGCGGAACATTTCTTCTTCGCCAAACACTCATTAGATTGGTAACATCACCAATTACATCTGCAATATCTGTGGTTGCAATGCTGCGTCGGTTACCGCTACCGTTTAATCTTTGTATTTCAGCACGAGCCGCAGCAGCGCCGTCGGTTTGTTCTATAATTTGTATCCTAGATAAGTCTTCTTCTGCTACCTGGGGATATCTATCTCTATAATCATATGGTTCGGGCATTACAATCTCCTATACAGTATTTAGTTGACAAAATTAAACACATAGTTTATTATATTAAAAAAGGTATACCATAAATGGCCAGAAAAGTAAATTATTTAAACAACAAAGACATGTTGAAAGAAATACACAAGAGCAAAAGCACATTTTGTAGCTATGTTGATCCAGCATATGCTACTTTTGATATAATTTTGCCCAGTATAGATAAAATTAACATACGAACTATTGCAGAAGCAAAGCGAAACAAAGCAAAAAAACAATCAACAGTTGCATATGAAGAAGCAAAAGCTGTAAATAAAAAAGTAAAACAAGTAGAATTTGAAGTTGACTATAGAACTATACAAAAAACTGATCTAATTTTTCGCATAATGACATTTGATCATATACCCGAAGAACCTGGACGCAAGAAAAATCCTAAAACTATAGCAGATACAAAAGTAAAATTAAACTTTCCGCCATTTCAACATTATAAATTTGATGAAAACGATCAGTTGGTTTGCGTTGGTAAAAGTCACTGGGAAGGCGGCATGGAAAACGGATATTTTAGTTTAGATCACGGCAAAGCAACAAATGAACTGGCACGTATGTGGATGAAATTAGTTGATAGATATGCCACAAGAGGAAATGTTAGAGGCTACACATACAACGACGAAATGAAGGGCCAGGCTATTTTACAACTATCACAAATTGGTTTACAATTTGACGAATCAAAATCTAATAATCCATTTGCATATTACACTGCGGCAGTAACCAACAGTTTTGTTAGAGTTATTAACTTAGAAAAACGCAATCAAAATATAAGAGATGATATTCTAGAAATGAACGATCTTAATCCAAGTCATACTAGATTACACCATGGCGAATGGGAAGCAGCCATGCGGAGAGAAGGTTTAGACAAAGATAAAGGTTGATCTTTATTGTTGTTTACCGTATAATTTAAGTCTAACGGAGTATTATCTTGTTCATAAAAGCAGCAGTATTTACTGACATACATCTAGGTATGAAAGGCAACTCACGTGTTCACAATCAAGACTGTGAGGAATATATTGATTGGTATATTGAGACCGCAAAAGCAAACAATTGCGAAACAGGCATTTTTTGCGGCGATTGGCACCATAATAGAAACAGTCTTAACCTTACAACCATGGATACAACCATACGGTTGCTTGAAAAATTAGGCGAATCGTTCGAACAATTCTACATGTTTTCTGGTAACCACGACTTATACTACAAAGACAAGCGTGATGTAAGCTCTACTGAGTTTGCTAGACACATTCCTGGTATAACAGTAGTTGATGATATTACAGTTATGCAAGATGTAGCACTGGTTCCGTGGCTGGTAGGCGAAGAATGGAAGAAGATTGAAAAGCTAGAAGCAAAATATCTGTTTGGACACTTTGAACTGCCCAGCTTTTATATGAATGCCATGGTGCAGATGCCAGATCACGGTGAACTAAAGTCGGAACACTTCAAGAATCAAGAGTATGTGTTCAGTGGACATTTCCACAAGCGGCAGAAGCAGGGTAAGATCCACTACATTGGTAATGCTTTTCCACACAACTATGCAGATGCTTGGGATGATGACCGTGGTATGATGATACTAGACAGATTGAACGATGCTGAGCCAGAGTATATCAACTGGCCAGACTGTCCAAAGTATAGAACAATCAAGCTATCACAGTTGATTGATGAGAAAGACACACTCTTGCAAAGCAAAATGTATCTTAGAGTTACATTGGATATTGATATCAGCTACGAAGAAGCCAGTTACATTAAAGAAACATTTATAGAGCAGTATGGGTGTAGAGAAATTACACTTATACCTCAAAAACTTATGGAAGAAATCAATACAGACTTGGATATTGCACAGTTTGAAAGTGTAGATCAAATTGTTAGCAACGAAATTCAAGCAATTGATACTGAGCAGTTTGATAAGAAACTGTTATTAGACATTTACAGCGGGTTACATGATTAGAATAAAAGATTTAACAGTAAAAAACTTTATGAGTGTGGGTAATGTTACCCAAGCAGTTGACTTCAATGAAGAACAGCTGACACTTGTGCTTGGTGAGAACCTAGACCAAGGCGGTGATGACACTGGATCACGTAACGGAACTGGTAAAACTACAATTATTAATGCACTAAGCTACGCATTATACGGAACTGCCCTAACAAATATCAAACGAAACAATCTAATCAACAAAACCAACAGCAAAGGCATGTTGGTAACACTAAACTTTGAGAAAGGACGCAACAGATACCGCATTGAACGTGGCCGCTCTCCTAATATATTCAAGTTTTATGTAAATGATCAAGAACAAAAACAAGACATTGACGAATCACAAGGGGATAGCCGTAAAACACAAGAAGATGTGCAAGAATTACTTGGTATGAGCCATGACATGTTCAAGCACATACTTGCATTGAACACTTATACCGAGCCGTTCTTGAGTATGCGGGCCAATGATCAACGTGCAATCATCGAACAGCTACTTGGTATCACAATACTAACCGAAAAAGCAGATGTGTTAAAGGAACAAACACGCAAAACCAAAGATTCTATCACAGAAGAAACACTAAAAATCAATGCTATCGAGGCTAGTAACAAAAAAATTGAACAAAGTATCGAAACACTTGCTGGAAGACAACGTGCATGGATGGCAAAACAAAAAACCGACGTTGAAAAACTAGAAAAAGGCATTGAAGAATTAGAAAAACTCGACATCGATGCCGAATTAGACGCACATGACAAACTTGTAAACTGGACTGAGCTTAATAATCGTATAACCAGCTTGAATAAAGAAAAAGCCACACTAGAAAGCGCATTGATGCGGGCAACAAAGACTGTTGACAAGGCAGAAAAAGATATTAAAGAACTTGATGATGCTGTTTGTTACACCTGTGGGCAAGAATTACATGCAGACAAGAAAGCAGAAATTGAAACTCGCAAACAAAAAGAATTAAGTGATGCACTTGCATACCAAACCGAAGTTGCAGGCAAACTTGAATCAACTATGCAAGCACTAAACGACATAGGCGATATCAACGGACGCCCAAATACATTTTATGAAAGTGCAAAAGAAGCATACGAGCATAGAAACAATGTAGAAAACTTGAAAATTGCATTGGAAAATAAAAAAACAGAAGATGATCCTTATCAAACACAAATAGATGATCTAAATGAAACAGCTATACAACAAATCGACTGGAATCCAGTTAACGAATTAACAAATATTAAAGATCATCAAGAATTTTTGCTTAAACTTCTTACAAACAAAGACAGTTTTATTCGAAAAAAGATTATCGATCAGAACTTGGCATACTTGAACAACAGATTAACCTACTATTTAGATAGACTAGGACTGCCGCATCAGGTTAGATTCCAAAATGATTTGAATGTTGAGATTACACAACTCGGTCAAGACTTAGACTTTGATAACTTGTCACGCGGTGAACGCAACAGACTTATACTAGGTATGAGTTTTGCATTCCGTGATGTTTGGGAATCACTGTATCAAGGCATTAACTTGATGTTTATTGACGAACTTATTGATAGTGGCATGGACACCGCTGGTGTAGAAAATGCATTGAGTGTGTTGAAAAAGATGGGCAGAGAGCGTAGCAAAAATGTTTTCCTTATCTCACACAAAGACGAACTAGTTGGTAGAGTTAATCATGTTCTCAAAGTTATTAAGGAGAACGGCTTTACTTCATATGCAAATGATGTAGAGATTGTTGAATGACAGATGACACACATGATAAACTGGTAAAGGCATACTTGGAAT